TATTTGAATGTTGAGCCATATTAGTTTCCTTTAGTTTATTTGTTTAGAAATTTTATTATACATACCTTTTTAATTATGTGTTAAACTTTTTTACATGAATGAAAAAGAAATTGAATCTTATTTTAAATGGGCAGTAATGTCAATAGGCGGAAAGACTTATAAGTTTAGGTCAATCAACCAGCGCGGCGTGTCAGATCAGATAGCGTGTCTGCCCAATGGCGACACATGGTTTGTGGAATTGAAAACAAAGGGCGGTAAAGTGTCTGCCTTACAGAAATTTTTTATGGAAGAAGTAACGGGGCTATCCCAAAAATATGCGTGTTTATGGACTAAGGAGCAGATAGATGAATGGGTTAAGGTTACGCGACTACCAAGAGATAGCCGCTGATTTTTTGTATGAGCATGACCGTGCAATGATTCTTGCGCCTGTTGGCGCAGGTAAGACGGCTATTACGCTACGCGCCATGTACGATTGTTTGTACAACGGCGTTGTAACTAGATGGCTAGTCATTGCACCGAAGCGTGTCTGCACGGATGTGTGGCCTGTTGAGCAGCCGAAGTGGGCGCCTTTTATGAAGTTAGCCGTAGCCGTAGGCACACCGAAGCAACGCAAAGAAGCGTTTGAGTCTAAGGCGCTAGTGGTTGTAACTAACTACGACAATCTGCAATCGTTGCCCGATGACATGGACTTTGACGGTATCGTGTTTGATGAGCTGACTAGGCTAAAAAATCCATCAGGCGCACGGTTTAAAGCCCTTAATAAAGTTATTGATTCCATCAAAATACGTTGGGGTTTGACAGGATCGTTTACTAGCAATGGCCTTGAAGATGTGTTCGGGCAATGTAAGATTATTGACCAACAGCTACTAGGGCAGTCTAAGGGGGCTTTTATGCAAAAGTATTTTATCCTAATGAACAAAGACTTTGGCGAGTGGGCGCCACGCAAAGGTGCGCTGCCTGAAGTCATGCAGACAATCAAACCTGCGACGTTTGTGTTAGACGCTGGCGAGTACGCTGACCAGCTACCACCGCTACACATCGTAGAAATGCGTTGCGATATGGCTGACCGTAGCCACTATGAGAAGATGAAAAAGGACTTTGTTGTTCAATTCGGTAAAGAAAAAATTACGGCGGTTAGCGCAGCCGTTGTTACACAGAAGTTACAGCAGATGTCGTCAGGGTTTGTTTACAGTACCGAAACAACTGCGTCCAATACACCTGGGCGCATGAACGTCACCCAGACGCCTATTTGGTTTAGCACCCATAAGTTTGATATGTTAGATGAGCTGTTGAATGAGAATCAACGGGCAAATACCATCATCGTTTACAACTATGTCGAGGAACTAGCAGAACTCAAGCGTAGGTACCCTAACGCACAGACGATCAATGATCCGCAGTCGATTGCTCGTTGGAACGAAGGCGAGATAGAACTGTTGTTAATTCACCCGCTATCGGCAGGGCATGGGTTAAACCTACAGCATGGCGGATGCAAAATGGTGTTTGTGTCTCTGCCGTGGTCGTTAGAGTATTACGAACAAACCATCGGCAGACTGCACCGAAGCGGTCAAAAGCATGACGTATGGGTTTACATCCTCATCACAACGAAAACGATTGAGGAACGTATTTTGGGTGCCTTGAAAGACAAAAAGGCGTTATCGGAGATTGCTATGGAGGAGCTGACATGAACGAACAACAGTTGATTACTTTGCTTGAGAGTGCCGAGGGTACGATTGCACGGTTGATGCTAGAAGTTAATCGGCTATCTAAAGAAGTTGAGTTGCGTGAGTTAACGGAAGATGAAATAAAAGAAGTGTACGACCAGTATTTTGATGTAGAGAATTTTGGATGGTTACAACTTGAATGTATTAGAGAAATTTTACAGAAAGCGAGAGAGAAAACAATGTGTAACAAATGTAACGACACAGGATGGGTATGTGAATGGCATCCTAATAAAGAAGCCCACAAGTGTTGTGGTGGGGCTGGTATGCCATGTGAATGTACTAAGGGGGAGAAATGACACCCTACATTTGCGTACATTGTAAGTCAAAGATACTAACCATACTGGTTAGATGCCCATATTGCAGTAAATAACCAAGGAGAATGAGAAATGAAACCAAGTGCATACATATCCGATGGCGGTATATTGTTTAAAGAGTCACCCCCTGATTCAATACTTCAATTAAACCCATTGTATACGTCAGCAGAAATACAAGCGTTGCATAACTTAGTTAAAGAGCAAGACAAAAAGATTCTTGAGTTAGCCTTTGACCTTGAGTATGCAAGACGGACAGATGAGTTTCGTAAATTAACCGAGGACGAGATTAAAGAAGTTGCTGATAGCGTTTGTCATGCATGGAAAAAGAATGGCGTTGGCGAACTTTACATGACAGATTTTGCTAAGGCATTACTACAGAAAGCGAGGGAGAAGTGAAAAGGTTATTACAATACAAAGCCAAGCTGAAGGCGGCGATGGCTGAGGAAACGATTAGGGCGAGGCAGTATAACGCTGCGCTTAGATCATTAAAAAAAATTACTGCTGAAACAATTGAACTACAAAGAAAGGTCGAACATGAAACCGTTAAGCTGGCGCAAGCTACAAGCCGTACTGAATCAGCTCAATGAGTCTGAAGTATTAATTATGTTAATCGAGGAGAGACGTGGCCTTAAGCGAGCGTCCATCATGGAGCGCTTGCACATGAGGTACAACACTTTGCGGGTTAGCCGTGAGCGAATTGAGATTATGAAGGAAGCTATTGCACCATGACCGAACCTGATTTTGTTTGTTGGTCACACGCTAACTTAGTTGAATTTGCAACAGAAGCGTATTCTCGGATTTTAGAGGATACTTATGAGATAGAATTATTAAAACGAGATTTGCGAACGGCTATCCAAGCCTATCGCCAAGTCAATACAAGGAGCAACTATGAATAATACCGACAAGAATATGATTACGCAAATGATTCGGGCAGGGCGATTTACCCCTGATATATGCGAGTTATTACAACAAAAGCAAATTGAAGATGCTCGGAAGATGATTAAACAGATGGGCGAGAAGTATTGCTGCCATGCTATTAACGCACCGAAGAAGGGTGCATACTAATGGACGACGATTACGAAGAATATGCGCCTGTGCCACAGAACAACGAAGGCCACATGAGCCAGCAAGAAGTTGCAGATGAGTTAGGGCTTTCCCGTAGTCGAGTTAGCGAAATTGAAAGTATGGCGTTGCGGAAGTTTAAGTACCACTTGTTAAAGAAATACTCACTAGGAGACGTGATATGAAAACAGATGGAATAACTATTTTGGTATGCTTGTTTGGCATTATTGTTTGCACTTACCTGATTGCTTTTACAGAACTAACGCGTAGAGAAGAACGCCCTAGAGTTAGTTGCGATGTCATTATGGGTGGTTGGCACCCTGACATACCACAGCGCTATGCACAGATGTGCTTTGAGGCACGTCAGATGGCTAAACAGCAGTCACGCTAACATGGTCGACGCGGATGTTTGCACGTCAGCTACACGCTTGAGCCATCCTTTGCCGTATGTTTGAAAGGTTGGCAACGACTTGTAGAACGCTTCTTTGCTGTGGCTGAACTTGTCTAGCAAGTCTTTACCCTCTGCCTCTTGGATTGCTTTCATGGTTGCAGGGCCAATAGAGCCGTCAGCAGTTACGCCAAGGGCTTTCTGTATCATCTTACGAGCAGCGGTTGGCCCAGCATTAATAGCAAAATCAAACACGGCGTAATCCACGCCAGCAGGTAAATCATCACCTCGAACGGCATCCCAATAATCTCTTTTGTATAACGGTTTAACATCTTCTTTCTTTAGCGTTTTCATATCATCTTGCGTTACTTCATGTCCTACATACTTTTCCCAGTTAGCCTGAGTACACCCCAACATGGTAGAACCTTTGCGACCATTTGGTAACTTATTGCCAGGATCACGCTCATCATTTGTAAAACCACCCTCATGGGCGATGACCATATCAAACGACTTATCCCAATTGCTAATCATTTTTGCGATAGTGGTTGTGTTGTTAAAAATCGTAATATCACAATACCAACTGAAATAAATACGCCTGCTGCCATCTGTAGCGTTGGCGAGCTAAGTAGCCCAACGTAGCCTTGTAGGATAGACAATACAGCGATTAGAATTGCAAACCAGACGGTTTTACTTTTAAAAATATTCATTTTTTACCTTTCATGTCCATGATTTTTTCAAGTGTACGACCACCAAAATAAAAGCTCATTATAAGCATACCCCATTGACCTAGCAATTCTACATAATTATTGTTAACTTCAATATCCCATGCGGACATCATAGCAAAAGTAGTGTAAGTCATTAGGATAAATACCAACGTCATTGGACGAATGTTTTTAGATAGCCAAGAGTCTGACATCATATCGGCTTGCACGCGCTTGGTCAACTCTTGCTGTTCGCTTACATCTGCTTGTAACTGAGCCAGCTCTCCGTTTTGCGCTAGTGTTGCTAAATCTAACTGTGCCTTTGCCTTAGCTTCTGGATCAGGAATTAGCTTATCAATTAACTTACCGCCTATGTTGAGTATTGCGTCAAGTCCTAACATTATTTTTTCCCGTATTTTTCACGTTCTTCAAGTAACTGCACTTTAACCTGTAACTGATGTATGTCTGTGTAAATTTCATTTCTCAGTTTATGCCTTGCCTCGGCAGACAAAGGCGAGTCAGTAGGTACATTTTCTTTGGTAATTAGTGCTGGCATTTGCCCTTCAATCTTAGTAAGCCGTGTAGAGAAGTCGGATACTTGCCCAAGGAGCCACGCTAAGCACGCTACAACAATCGGCAATACTGCTTTTAAAATGTCTTGAATATTCATTTTTTATTCCAAAGTTCAAACAGCGTTTTAACTTTTTCTTCAAGAACAGACACTTTATTATCCATTTTGGCAAGAACAATTACCAACGTAACAAACCCCACAAGCAAAGGCCATATCTTTGCTAGGATGTCGACGGTTTCCATTATTTTACAATGACGGCTTGCATTAATTGCATAAAAGTGTCCTTACCAAAAAATGTAACGCCTATTAACGCATACAACATATATTCAATGCGAGCCATGCGTTTAGCCCCACGATCAAATGATTCCTCAATGCGCTTATATCGTTCGGCGCATACTGCTTCATGCACGCTAATTCGTGTATTGTTCTCGGCTTCCATAATTACCTTGCAAGTGCGTTTTGGTTTTGTTGTTCAGGGGCTAATGCGTTAACTGGCGGGGTAGTAAGACTTGCGACGCCTGCGCGCATACCAGAAAGATTAGCCGCATTTTTAAGCGCTTTTAATACTTGAATACGGTCATCTGCAGGTAAAGTATTTAAAATTTCGTTCATACTTTTGCCTGTTTTAGCAGCGTTTGCTAGTATATCTATTGTTTTATCGCTAACTTTATTTTCTAAAGTTCGTATAACCTGTTTAACTATAGCGGTCTTATAACCTACAAAGCCTGGTATCTTTTTAGCAAGGCTTTCATCTTCAAACCCTAATGCTTTAGCGCCTGCTTTAGCTTGTTCAGCTAATTTAAGATCACGCGTTAATTCTTCCGCAATCTGTTGCATAGGCTTAATATCAGCGCCCATTTCTTTAAAAATATCAAAACTGCCTGGGCCAAAGACTTTTGCGACGGCATCAGGATTATCGCCTTGAACTAGTTTAGTAAATTCGTCAGGCGATGTTTTAAACATAGCCAGCGCTTTTCCTGCTAATTTACGTCGGTCAATTAATTGAGCGTTAGCGGCGTAATCACGCAAGTATTGCCCATAAGCTGTACCACCAGCTTCTTCTATGGCGTTAATAATTGGGGTTTTAAGCTGGGCTATTACGCCTGCAGCTAAGTTCTTTTTAGCTGTTTGATCTAGTCCTGGGCGTAATTTTTCAACGGCAGCGTTAACAGAATTTTTGCGTAAGCTGTCTAACGCAAACGCATCTATTACTCCGTCATTGTTTGTCCATTTAGCAACATCATCACCAAAACTCTTAATAGCGCCTTCAATAACATCATTACCCGCAAATTCAGGGTTACGCAAAATACCGTTTATACGACCTGTAACAGAATTAGCTGTTAAAGGTTTTAACCCATACGCCGCTAAGCTATCGGTAGCGGCTTGTTTAAACCGCGCAGCTTCACCAAAAGCTAATGATCCTTCAGCTGCCTTTGACGCTACTTCATCGGCTTTATCTGCTAGCTCGCCTATATAAGTATAGCGTGCGGTGCTAGTTGGCAAACCTTGTTCAACTACACGTTGTGTTGCAAGATTAGCAGCTCGATCACCTGCCGCAACAAAACGACGTACATCTTCAACTTTATTAGTTGCAGCTTGTCCTAATGCGTTTGCTTCACCTTGTAATTTGGGGCCTAAAGTGCCAGCAATATTAGCCGCTGCTAGTTCAGTTTCACGAATTGGCGTCATTAAATTGTTTAACGCATTTTTAAATTCGCCTACTGACGTTAAATTTTCAGTTAAAGATGGCCCACCAGCTAGACGCGCTAATTGATTTAGTTGTTCTGTTTTTTGTTTATCTTTAAGAACACGATAATAACTTGATTTATCTTTGCCAGACACAAACCCTAAAAATGCTTGATAGACGTCATTGTCAATACCGTACGCTGCTTGCGCTGCGTTAATATCTAATGGTGCTGCACCGTTAGCTGCACGGATCTGATTAATCTGATCACCAGCTGCTTGACGAGCAATTTTACCCGCTTCAACATTAGCTAGTTTGCCTGTAGCCGCATCAACAAATTTACCTGCGCCTATAGCTAAAAATTTAACTGCAGGTGGTACAATAAAAGGTGCAACAGCGCCAATACTAGCGCCTGTTTCAACTTCTTCAGGATTAACTAAAGCTGACGATACACCGCCAACAGTAGCGCCACCAGCTATTTTTGCTAAAGCATTACTAGTTCTACCAGCTAAATTTGTAGGGGCTATCCCTGTTGTAAAGCCACCTGAGCTAAGTGATTTTGCTAATGGCGTAGTTATACTTGCTACTTGCGGCGCAACTTTACCTAACATTTGCACGGGTTTAGCAATTAAACCGCCAGCAGGTAACGTAGCTACAACTTCACCGCCAAATTCGCCCGCACCTGTTACGTTAGGTGCAAATTGTTTATATGGGTTAATAAACTGTTGTTGCAAGGCTTGGCGACGTATAGCATCTTCTGTTAATGCTTGCCCTGTGTCTTTAGCGCCTAACGCTGTTAAACCTTGACCAAGTAATCTTTGACCGCCAATTACAATGTCCCCAACGCCTTTGTAAGCGCCTGCACCAAACGATGCTAACTCAGCGCCTTTTTCAAGTGCGTTACGAAGTGTTTGGTCTAACATTCCTCGATTAGGTTCAGCACCAACATTTTGACGTGTTTCGGGCGCAGCTTCAATGGTGACTGTTGGCGTTTGTGTCCCACCACGCATACGTTTGATTTCACTTGCTAATGCTTTTGCGTCGTCAACATTACCCGCTGCATCAGCTTTAACAAGGGCAGAACTTAATTGTTCAAGAGTAGCCATATTATTGAGCGTATTTATTTACTAAAGCATCAATATCAACACCGCCTGATGGCGCTTCACCTGCTTTTTTCCTAGCCCTTTCAATACCTGTTTTAACAATACTTTTGTATTCGTTAGCAGCTGTAAGGAATTCTTTTTCACTTTGCGCTAAATTCATCCTTGTTTTAGCTGCCGTTGCTTTTTTACCTTCTGTTTCAGTAATAGCACCGCCGCCTTTAAGAGTCTCAAAAGCTTCTAAGAAAGCGCCGCCCATAATTTCATCAAAACGTGCTTTAAAGTCAGCCGCGGGAGTACCAGGTATAAGTTGCTCAACACCAGGTATACCTAATGTAACTCCTCTACCCATACCTACTGCACCTGTAAAGCCTGGGTGAGGCGCTGTGCCTGGATTAATAACTTTACCGTTCTTATCTTTAACGGCAGGTGTTCCAACCATAGCATCAATTTTGTTAAGAAGGCTCTCACTTGTTGCAATAGCATTTGGCAACGCTATAGCAGCTGCGGCTTGCGCCTTACCTGTTGTTGTACCCGCTGCTTTAGATGCGGCAAGTTTGGCTTGTATGTCAGGGTTTAATTCAGCAGCCAATCGTTGTTGTGATACACCTAAATTACCTTGCGCTACGCCTAATTGACCTTTAGATACCCCTAGTTGTTCTGCGGCATTTTTTTCTCTTGCTAAATTGGCGCGTTCAGTTTCGCCAGTTACAAGTCGATCTTTAGCATCTAAAATACCAACTAAAGTAGATTTTTGCCAATCTCTAAAACTAGGCGCCATTGTAATAGATCTTCTAAGATTATCAGCTTTAGCTTGGTCAATATCGCCTGAAGCTAAATGTCTGTTAATACCCGCAAGCGCTTCTTGCGGCGTGTCTAACGCAGAAATATCCGCTAATGCTTTATTAGCTTTTTCAATTCTTTGTTTATACTGAAGGCCACCTGTTTCAACCTCAAGTTTAGTAGTTTCTAAGCCTGTCTTTTTTGCTGTCGCTTGTTTTTGTGCAAGTTCTAACGCTAATTTAGGATTAATTTTAGATACATCAGAGATAAAATCAGGACTGTTGATATCTAATCCGCGCAACTTATTACGATCTTCTAACTCTAATTGCGCTTCTTGCATTTTTAACGCATTAAGTTGTTGACCTTGTTGCGCGCCTTGAATTTGCGAATACGCTGCCAACTGATTTAATGGATTTTCTATTTGAACAGGTCTATAACCCATTGCTATATTTGGATCAATAGTTGCCATAATTAGTCCTTATTCAATAAAGCCTGTATTAGCCATATAATTACTACTACCAGTATTTCCAGTAGGCGTGTATACATTACTTGCGCCATATTGACTACGTAAATTGTTATTCTGTAATTGATTTACTAAATTTTGATTTTGATAAAAGTTTAACGCTTGACCTACTCCGCCACTTACTGCGTTAGCCCCACCAACATAACCAGACGCCCTTGCATTGCCTTGACCAATAAGGTTACTAGCTTGAGCATTACCATAGTTAGCTAAGGCTCCTGTAGCCCCTGTAGCGTAATTTTGTGATGCTTGTTGGGCTTGTTGCGTAGCTGATTGTCCAACACCTGCTAGACTCTGCAACGGCGCTAATGTGTTAGTTCTTTCAGCTTGGAAACGGTTAAAAGCATTACCATAACCTTGTTCTTGCGCTGCACGTTCAGCTTGATAGCGGTTAAACGCATTTTGGTATTCTTGCGATTGCGTAGCACGATTAGCTTGAAAACGATTGTATGCGTTACCATACTCTTGCGATGCTAAATCAGATCCGTAGCGCTGCGCTCCTTTAAGAGTAGCGCCTGATAACAAACCACCTCTTGACGCTGCTGTACGGTCAAGGGCTTTCATGCCCTCAGATAAACGGAACGCATAGCCTGGATCTGCTTGAAAATCAGCCGCACCAAAGTTCCGCATAGCAGATGCTGGATCGTAACCCGCAACGCCACCAAAATTTCTCATAGCAGATGCTGGATCGTAGCCTGGTACACCGCCAAATTTAGCTGAACCGTATGGGCCTTGCAACTGCGCTAACAACATATTTGTGCCTGTAAGGCCAGCCTCTCTAAAAGGCGCGTTTAGCTCAAGTTGTTTTAAGTATTGTTCACGTTGAAGCGCAGTTTGTTGATCGGCAATATCGCGTTGCGCTTGCGTAGCTTCGCCTGCCGATTGTTGTTGCGCGCTAGATGCGCGGCTAGACGCTAAGTTACCAATTAAGGCGCTACCCGCTATTGATCCCGCTACCCAAAAAGTCATAATGTCACCCCTACTTGTTTGTCTTTAACTACATTTCCGACGGCGTACATATCATTCGGATCGGATTCAACTAATTCAATTTCGGCATCTTCAACAGTTTTAGCATCTACAACATGAAAGGTCATACATAAAGCATCCGTTTCGGCATAAACAGCGCGTTTTGTGCCAGGCGTACTACATAGCAATTGAGGGCCTGTGATTAATTGTACTCCATCATCCGTTGTTATGGCTACTGTACCTGATACAATTAAATAAAAATGTTCTTTTTTATGGACTTTTCCTACAACTAACACGCCTGCTTGACGCCATACTTCACGGCAATACATTCCTGCATGGAAAGTATGTTTTGTTTCAGGTTCATATTGAGGCAATTTACATAACTCAGCTTGCAAGGCTTCTACCCTATTCCGTAAGTCAAAAGGCGTATTAGGTAAAAACCCTTGTCCGTAAGTGACGTTCATCTCAATTTGCATATTATTCTAGCAATAAGTTGTTGTATGTTGCTGCTTGCGTTGTTACCCAGCTCGTACCATCTGACACAATGGTTGCCCAATTACCTGCTACGTTATCTAGTATGGCTGTACCCGCAGCTCCACCCGCCCTTGATACAACATTACTAGACGCTGACACTAATGATTGATTCTGATAGTTAATAAAATATAAAACCCGCCCTGTGTTAGCCGATGGCGACGGTAGCGTAACCGTGCAAGTAGAACCTGTCTTATTGTTTATTAACCATGTATCTGTAGATGCTACACTAAAATCAGCCGTTTTGGTAACTGGCGCATTAGTTGTTATGGTGCCGTTAGTAGCTACGCTGATTGAACCTGTACCATTAGTAATGGCTATTCCTGTACCAGCCGTCAACGTAGCTTTAGTTAAAGTGTTCCCTGTTGTATTACCAATTAATAGTTGACCATTGGTATAAGTTGTTTGACCTGTACCGCCATTATCAACGTCTAGGGTGCCAGCAAGCGTTACGGCGCCTGTAGTAGCTATATTAGGTGTTAAACCTGTAGAACCCCCGCTAAACGACAATACGCCTGTGTTAGCCACGGTGACGTTGCCTGTTGCGCTTGATACAGAAATACCCGCGCCTGCTACATTAGATAATACGCCTGTGTTGGCAATACCAATAGTTCCCGCGCCGTTAGTAACGCCAATGCCTGAACCCGCAGTTAAAGTGTTTAAGTCATACTTTTGCCCTGCGGTATTGCCTATTAATAGTTGACCATTAGTAGGGTAACTACTTAGCCCTGTGCCGCCATTAGGTATTTGAATAATGCCTAAATTAGCGCCTACAATTGTATAAATGTTAGTAAAAAACCTAAACCACTCCCGTGACATTAAACCTGTACGTGGATCTATTAACTCAACTCTAGGCGCAGGAATCTGCGTGATGTTAATTGGATCAGGCATTAGTTGGTGACAGCAATAATTCAGCGTTAGTAATAGCAATCTTTACTGGATCGGTGCCTGACACTTCATAGACACGATCACGCAACTTCTGTGTCATACCAAGCCGACGCCAAAAAGTACGAGCGCCATATTGACCAATTCTACCCATTGACGACCAATGTTCATTTGACCATGTGTGACCTGCATCATCTGACCAGCGCAACATAGCTTGAGGATTATAGCCAGGCGCAGCTGAATAGCCAATAGTTGCTAAAATATATCCATTAATATCATCAGGGCTTGTGTTAGTACCTAAAATTTCAAATTGATCATTAGCTTCAGTAGTTAATTCTACTCCTGCTTGCGTAGCTAAACTAAACTGTACGTACTCAGCGGTAATTTCTTTGCCATCTTCTGTTATTAAATCTTCTGCATCATACGCGGGGTATAAATTTAACCCAACGCCTGTTTCGGCATTAAGTTGTAGAGTATGTTGAGCTGTACGTTTAAAGTTATTTTGTCCTGGCATTAATGCTCGCCATGAACGTAACCATTTTTGAGGTTGCCCGTTATCTGCGTAAGTATCTAAATCAAGTTGATAGATGTTGCCATTTTCGTAATCGCCAACAATAATTGTGCCACCAAAGTTACATTGGTTGTTGCTACGGTGCCTTGTAAAATTGCCGTCACTAAAACCTGCCCGTTCATGCCATGCTTGCGTAGATACGTCATAAACCCATGTAGCGTTGCCTGTTGGAAAACTAATCACATAGAACGCATGACCGTCTTGCTGATAGGTATAAGCTACTGCATCGGATATGTTGCCGTACTGTTGTATTTGCCACTCAATTGCATGGGTAGACACCCGAACACCTGTGTAGCCGTTAGCACGGTAGACAACACCTTGACCACGGGCATCTGTACCTAGCCAAAATAAACCATTATCTAACTTAGCAACCGAAAATGGTGCAACGCAACCAATTTCATTAAAAGCACCTTGAATACGCGTAAGAGGAAAGTCGGCAGCGCCTGAATCATACCAAACTTCTACTGAGTCAGTACCAAACACCCATAACTCACGATGGTCGGATATAAGAGCAACAACGCCGTCAGGTGAACCTTCAGCGCTAGCAAAGTCTAATGGGTCAATCGATGTACCATCTAATAACTGAGAAACCCATATTATTTGGCTATTAGGCTGATTAAACACAAAATAACCATCTAAATACGATACAGTTACTGCACCCGCAAAATCGGGATCTGTAATTTGGGCAAATACGTTAGTTACTTCGTTATAGATAAAACCATTAGGATTACACGCTAAAAATATCTGTGTGCCATTATCGGCAATAGATACGGGGCCTGTACCTGATACAGTACCTAAAAGCGTGGGTGTGGCTGTAGTGCTTGTTAGCTTATAGAATCCTTGCCCTGATACTACATAGAAATCTGCGCCGTTTGTTTGATGCGTCCATAACGCTCGGATAGGGCCAGTACCTATGCTTTGTAAAAACTTTAACCCAGGCGCGCGTTGTAAAAATCCTGTTTCTTCTCCTTCAGTTACAACTTCAGGAAAAAGATTAACCATACGGGCATCCGCTGCATTAACGCTACGTGCAACATACGATTGACCTAAAATCGGGGTTTTCATTGTTTATGCCGCTACACCTTTAATTACTGCAAAGTTAAACACAGGCGTTTCTGTAGTTGTACCACCTGTAGTTCTAAAACTAATGTTAAAACTACCCGCCGCAACAGCGGTCACCATTAAATTATATAAATCTGTACCTGATTTTTGATTCAAAATAATTACGTCAGTTGCTGCTACTGTGCTATTTGTTACCGTAAAAGTTGCTGCTGTCGTTGTTCCCGCAGCGCTAAATAATGTAATTGCGCCAGTTGTTTTATTAAGTGTTACGCCTGTAGTTCGGCTAGTTGCTTGCGTGACCGTACCGCCAGCTCCAGTTGCATAACCTATGCCTGCTGTGCCAGAAGAAGTAGCAGCGCCAGTTAGAGCCAAACTTGTACCTGTGGCTATACCTAACGTAGGCGTAACCAACGCGGGGCTAGTAAACAAATTGGTAATAGATAATTGTTTTGTTGTGCTAGTTGTTGCTTGCACAATTGGCAACACGTCAGCGCCAGCTTGAGTTGTTGCGACGGGTAAAGCTGAAATAGCAATCGTAGTCATGGTTTATCCTTAATAATTTCCTGCAAATATATTGTAGCGTTGGCGTGTACCAACAATACTGTACGGCAACGACATAATATCGTCTGGGTTGTTAATACGTTTTAAGTTGCGTTTAGACGTCATTGCAATCCGTGATACTTGTGGGCTTGGCTCAACGCCAAACTCGGCAGCAAACTCACAAGCCAAGTTATATTTAAAAGCTCTTAAATAGCCTGGTGGAAATAGTATGTTAGTTGCAAGCGTAGCTGGCTGTGTTAATTCATCAACCGAAATAAAATGCCATTCCAAGACTTTAGTAGGTTTAGGATAAACATACATCTCAATATTAGGGTACGACATATTAATCCATATCACTTGCGGGTATGTGCTAGTAACTGTTTTAACAGCAATACCATCATATTGCTGTTGATTAATAATCTTAATACCAAAAGATATATTGTTGGCAGGATCACGAAAATACGTCGCATCGTCTATTAAAACAGGGCGATTACCTACAAAGTCACCTGAAGGCCCTAGCGTTCTACTTAATACATTAGGTGGCCAACTAAATACTTGGTCTTGCGTAGAAAATATTGATAATCGTTCTGTGTTCCACGAATCAATCATTTGATTTAAAGCTGTTAAAGCGTCTTGCGATGTGGCGGCGGATGGCGTTTCACCTTCAGCCAATACTCCTAATAGACGTAGCGCCCCATTAATTTGATCGTTGGCGGTATAAATTGCCATAACTCACCCTTTACTCGATAGTTTTACGACGTCTTTTTACTTCCAACGTATTGAC